AAATTCAATCATGTTTTATTCCCACCTATTGATGATCCAAGATGGGAAACTCCATCAATTCATTATTTAGGTTGCGAGTGCTACGGCATAAGCTTTGAAGGCGAGTCTATCAAAGGAAAATTAAACACAGCTATTGCCGGAAATTTTATACTTGAAACTGATCGGGTATTTGGCAATGGAGTTTCTAAAATTATTCCACTGGAAAGCCCAAACGAGCCGCGCAAAAGGCAACCAACACCAAGCAGCGCAGCCAACGAAATCGTATCTACCGAAGTTTATACGCTGGAAGAATTTAAAGAGAAATTTCAGCCAACACCAAGCACTGACGTAAAAGAAAACGATTGGGATTACATTCCAGTGCACGACGATTTACCCGCTTCATTGATTCAGAAGTACGCGAAAAAGAATGTTTGGTTTACGACTCCCGACAGCCCAGGGCCAGAAAAACCAGGAAGAGCGATTTTAGACCTTTCTTCTAATAGGCTTCAAATTATTGAAACCAACGGCAGCCAGGTTAAGCGACCTTATTACATTCAATTGAGATGAACACGGTTGAAAACGTAGAAGCAACAGCACTCCCAATTGCACAGCGTTTTGATAAGTCGGCAAAAGTTACGCTTTGGGAAAAATACGGGCACCAGCGCCTTTACATCAAATACCCTGATATGGTCGAATACTACCAAGATGGGGGATGGATAGACCTCAAGACCGGATTCAAAAGTTACCCATTCAAAAAGGTGGCGAAGGTTGTGAAAACCGAATCTTTTATAGGGGTGATGAAAACCACGACTTTGGTTTACGAGAACAATTTTGAAGCGAAAGCGTGTGGCGTACTGGATGAAATAGCGAAACAAATTTTTATCGAAACATAAACTTTACCAAAATGGCAAAAGCAAAAGGCGGCATTCAAAAAGCCGAAGAAAGCAAAAGTTATTTCCCATACACTCAACGAATTGAGATTGACGGGATCACCAGCGAAATGAAGTGTCTTTTAGTGATTGAACGAGTAAAAGGCAACATCACAATTTCGCATCAAATCACCACCAAGCAATTGAGTTTTGACGCTCAAGCCAAAATGGTGGCCTTGAAAATGGCAGCAATTCAGATTGAGGCCGCTTACGATCATGGCTTGGAATTGAAGCGCGAATTTCTGGAAGCTAAAAGCAACTACGACCCAGATCAAGGAGAATTGCCCTTTGGAGGCGATGAAGGGGAATTTGTAACCTTTGGCCTTCCTGGGAATGCTCAAGAGGATTAAGTTTCAAACGAGTATCGACGGACGGGGCAACTACTCAGGCCAAACCGCAGAGCAGCTAAAAGAAGCGCTGGCGGCGCATTTCGGTGGTTGCCTCGTTGAAATCACCATTACCGGAATACCGAAGCAGCCAGAGAATTGGCGGCGCATGTACTACAAATGTCAAATCCTTCCCGCTTTTGTACACGGGCTTAGAAGCCTTGGCAACGACGTAGACCCACACAATGTGGAACACTTAGACAGCGCCAACGATTATTTGGCAAGAACCATTTTAGGAGAACATGAAGAAATCAACGCCATCGGCCAAACGCTCAAGATCGCAAACGACCCGGAAAAGTTATCCGACCGGGACTATGCGGGGTTTGTCGCCAAAGCCGAAGCGGAAATCTTTAGGCTCTTTGGGTTCCAAGTGGCGCATTTTCAAAGGGAGGAAAAAAAGTGGGAACAACACTTCGGCGCGCCAATGGCTGTACATAATGGGAAACCTCCCGTACGTATGGACGGTGAAAGTTGGTATAACAGGAAGCCCGGGATTACGCCTGGGCCAAGTGAATGAAACGAACAAAGGATTTGACTTCTACATCTTCAAAATCCGTATACCCTTTGCTTGGCAGGTAGAACAATGGGTGCATGAGAAAATGAGTTGGGCGAGGGTGTACGGGTTTGAAGGTAGTGGAAGGACGGAACGTTTTTGGTTTATTGCGATTTTCCCCACTTTATTTGGAGCTTTTTTTGTGATTGCGGTAGAGTGGGGGACTTATATTTTCATCACTATTGCCCTTTTATGGGCGGCTAAAAATTGCACCTTATGATTCTCAACATCGTTTTTGCACTGATCGTAATTGTGTTGGTGCCTTATTGCATCTCAGATTTGGAATTGTTTAAAAATCGGGTGAAATGAACGACAAATTCGACAGTGACCGCAAGCTAGTTTGGGCGTTCAGGGCAATATTTCCCGAAGCAGCAGGTGAAATCAAAATAGTTGATTCGCTTGACGGCAAAGCAAACCCGTTTCATTACGCACAAAACAAAGAGAAGTTCAGAGAAATTATTTATAGAAGCATACGAAAGCATAGAGAAAAACATAATGCCAGAGCAAAACTTAAATACGCATTGAAATCGGGCAGAATGAAAAAACCAGATGTTTGTGAAATGTGTAACTGTAGAAATAAAATACATGGTCATCACGAAGACTATGCTAAACCATTAGAAGTGATGTGGTTGTGTACTGCCTGCCATGGTCTTGTTCACAGGATGAAAAAACAAGCTGTGGATAGTAAAGTTTCTTGACACTTCAAATATATGATATGATTATACACAGATCAGAACGCGCGATATCGCTCTTCGCGCAGTGGATAGAGTGAGTACGCATCCATTTTTTATGCTAGTACAATTACCTATATCCACTACGCGGGACGCGACCCGCACGATGGTTGGATTCCGACGAATACTTGAATAAGTCGGCTGGTACTCAGTAGAGTGAGTATTCGCTTGCAAATCCCGTCATCACACGCCGGCCACTCACTCCGACATACAGGAGAGGGAGCTACTGTCACATCACTTTGATAAACACCTTCGAGAACAAGCATTGTAATTGCTACTCCACACAGGTGTGACACGGGTTCGATTCCCAGGCTTGGCAGTAACTTAATAAAAAAATGTTACGTGTAAAATCATTCAAGCTATCAGACGATAAAGGTATTAACGAAATCCTCACAAACTACCGACTTGCACAAGGTGCCTCGGTGTTTATGTCTAATGGAGAAATCTGCATCCCTTACGAAGATGGAGAACCAGAGCCCGTATCCCTTACGGTCATTAGTCTTCTTGAACAAAAGAACATACTCAAAAACCAGGAGAACGTCATAAAAACCGCGCAACGTGTAAACGCTCACCTTATTGAACATGCTAAAGCACGGGTAGAACTCGCAAAAGCCGACCTCGCAGAAGCAGAGAAGGCATCAGGTAAATCAAAGTACGACAACAAAAAGAAAGCAGAAGAAGCTCTCGCACACGCAGAGAACGTACTCAACCAAACGGAGAACACCAAACTTCAGAATGACGAAGAACTTAAACGACTTGCACTCAACATCCAAGTCATAGATGAACAAGTAGCTGAGTTGAGAGGATAATGGCACGTACACTTACTAAGAAACAAAAGGGCTTTGTAAAAGATTACCTAGAAACAGGAGTAGGTGTAGAAGCAGTACGCAGAAACTATGATGTTTCAGATGATGTAACCGCAAGAAGTATCGCAACTGAAAACCTCACAAGACCTCTCATTGTCAAGGCTATAGCAGACGCACTACCAGATGAGGATTTGGCACAAAAACACAAAGAACTTCTCAATGCAGTAGTCTTTGAAAGAATCAGTTTCAAACCAGACGATTCTGATGAGCTTATCCGAGAAATCATAGCTGAGATGCCAGGGTATGAGGTTATATACATACGACAAGACGACAATGGAAAAATGGCTTATGTAAAAGCACCTGACTCAAATACACAAGACAAAGCACTTGATAAAGCGTACAAACTAAAATGAAGCTATGCACAAGACAAGCATTTCAACTTAAACACGAATGTCTCCATCGAACACAAAGAACGAGCTAATTCTGCTCTCGGACACCTCAGAGGTTGAGGCAATACTCAACGAAGGTGACCCACCACAGGTGCGTGCTCTTTTTCAATTTAACAAGGATACAGAAGAAGATGAGGTACTGATTAAGTTTTGGCTATGGTCTAGATGGTTCTTCCCTAACTTCTTCAAGACAAAGGACGCACCGTTCCATCAGAAGATAGATAGATACAACCTCCAAGCATACCGAGCACAGATTAAAGCATTCGTAGACATAGCATTCCGTGGTGCAGCAAAGACTACACGCACTAAGCTCTTCATAGCGTTTGCGCTCTCAAATGATGAAGACCACTCTCGTAGGTATATCAAGGTACTTACCAAAGACCTCACCAACGCAAAGCAAACAGTAACAGACATATACAACTTCCTCATCAACCCATTAGTACACTCATACTACCAAGAGATATTTGAAAAGACGGTAGAGAAACGAGAGGAAACTATGTCCTCGTTCACTACTGCAACAGGTGTGAAGGTGAGAGCGGGGACAGTAGGTACTGACCAACGTGGACAACTCCAGGAGGATGCTCGTCCTGACTTTGTGTGGTTCGATGACTTTGAAACAAGGAAGACACTGAGAAGTGCAGTAGAGACACAGGCTATATTCGATAACATGGAGGAAGCACGTACCGGACTCTCAAAAGACGGTGCTTCTTTGTATACGTGTAACTATCTTTCAGAACGTGGAAATGTCCATAGACTTGTACAACCAGCAGAAGGAAAGGTGGTGCTCATTGTACCCATAATCCAAGACGGGAAACCTACATGGGATGCGTACACGGTAGATGAAATAAACACAATCAAAGCAAACGCTGAGGATTTCCCAGGAGAGTATCTCTGTGAGCCAAGTGCAGGCGCGGATATATTCTTTGACCGTGCATCACTTGATAGACAGGTACAGAAGACACCCATACGTGTGGTAGCTGATTTCAAGCTATTCCATCAATTTGACCCCTCACATAGATACGGTTCAGGGCATGACGTAGCAGGAGGTGTGGGACTTGATAGCTCTGCTTCGGTATTCATTGATTTTTCAACACTCCCCAACCGTGTCGTGGCTACATTCAAGAGCAACACCATAAAACCAGACGTATTCGGCTATGAGATACTCCGTGAGTGCGATATATTCGGGCAACCTATCTGCGCTGTGGAAAACAATAAGTTCGATATGGCAATAGGTGTGTTAAAGTATAAGGATTATCCCCGTATCTATTTCACAGAGGAAAAAGAGACACGGGCAGGAATACCACCACGAACACGGTATTATGGTTGGAACACAAACGGTACAACCAAGCCGACCATACTCTTTGAGTTAAAGAAAGCAGTAGAGGATGGACACCTTGAACTCTCTGACCCTGACCTCATTGCAGAGCTACGAAGCTACACCCGTGATGACCTCATGGACAAAGATGAGGATGTGCGTTTGACCACACGTCACTTCGATCTTCTCATGGCGTGTGCCATAGCGTACCAAATGCGGAATTGGGCAGAAGTTACAATACAGAAGCGAAGTTATCAGCAACCTGCGTATCAACGCACGGGATTAGAAGAATAAGTATGAAAATAGAAACATTAGAAATTATTCAAAGGGTGCTGTTTGTAACAATTGTGGTTCTGTTTATAGCACTTGTATTAGTAGTTACTTGTGCAATAGCAGCCAAATCACATCCAAAAGAAGGCGACATGAACAGTGACGGTGAACTCACCATAGTCGATTTATCAATCCTCGCAGAAGTCATACGCAATGAACCGTGATAATTTCTTTCGATGTAAGCACTGCGGGCAATTATTCCCCGACGACCAGTGTTTTTATGACCCCGTAACAGGGTATCAGTGTCCTAACGGATGCAAGGAGTCGTACCAACAACCACCATACGAAAGTCCTTTTGTACATGAAGATACCTTACATACAGAAAAGGTGTGAACGATGTGAACGGGTATTTGAAATACCGAACATCAAACTCTCTAAGGCTCGGGATTTACTCATTCAGTACATGCCATGCCCCTACTGTCTTTATTCAAGTGATCCGAAGTATAAAAAGACAGACAAGCTCGGACGGTGTGCATCATGTTCTCTCCCATTTTCAATAGTAGATATACACGCCAAAGGTATGTGCGAACGATGCTACCGACGAGAGTATCGTGACAAGAATAACCCTATTTCATAGAATACATACCATGGAATACGACTCTGAACTTTCAGAACTTAGCTCACAGTATAAGAACCTCACAAAGTCACAGCTCGCAGAAAAAGCTGTTGATATTGCAACACGACAGATAATGTCGTCGTCAGAGTTTAAGCGTCCACGCATTGAACGTCTCTCAAAGTATTGGAGACTCTATGATGGGAAGGTAGACAAGAAACTCCGCCAACTCTTTAACGTACCAATTCCAGTATTCCCTGGAATGATTGACACGCTCAACGCTCAATATGACACGCCTATCACCCTTTCATTCAAGGAGGGCGACCCATCAGACTATTTCAAGGTAGAAAAGATTAACGCTGCGTTCAAGATGGAGATAATGAACTCCGCACAGAACAGCAAGTGGGACTCAAAACTTAGGATAGCAAGGAAACACGCCATAATGACAGGGCGTGCCATTCTTGAATACCGTGCTACGAGTGACCCTGAATACAAGTCAGAACTCCTCAATGTAAATCTCAAAAACTTCAACTTCCAACCAAAAGGAGGACTCTACCTAGAGAACCACCTCTTTGCAGGTACGGAAGATGTAGAAAAGACTAAAGCCGACCTCATTTCTGGTGCAAACGCAGGTATCTACGACAAAGAACAAGTCCGTGAACTCATTAAGCGTACGGACAATAATGACTGGCTCCCCGTCGATGACCTTACAAAAGTCGCACGCCTCGAACGTTTCAAACCACTTGGTCTCGACCCAGAAACAAATAACTATGTCGGTACAACGGTATACAAACTTGCAAACCATATTCTTGAGATAGACGGCACACGATACTATCTCTGCTTCCATCCATGGACGAAGGTGTGGCTTCGATTTGATAAATGGAAAGAGATTGACTCCTCAGAACTCTACCCGTGGACTTCATACGCTACACACGAGGATGACGAGAACTTCCTCTCTAAGAGCTATGGTGATGACCTGTATGCGGCAGCGGACGCTATCGTGGCAATGTTCAACCAGGAGCTTACCAACCGTGAAAAGCGTAACTTTGGTGCTCGTGCGTATGACAAAGACATGTTCACCGATGTACGCAAGCTCGATGAGGCTATGCACCGTCCCGATGCACTCGTCCCCGCAGACACCAAGGGAGGTACACGCCGTATTTCAGAAGGAGTATTTGAGTTTAAGACAGGTGAACTCCAGGGTACGGTAAACCTCATTGACTGGCTCACCTCTTCACTCGGACGCAACACAGGAGCTACTGATCTCGCTATGGGAGGTGTACAGGAAGTGTCTAAGAAAGCGTCAGTCACCTTTGCAGA